CTCGGCATACTTCTCGGCCTTGCTCTTCACCTCGTCTGTCGCATCCCCTACACCAAGGAGAGACTCCTTCTGCTTCTCCAGTGAGTTGATGACTTCCTGGATGGAGTCTGCCTCCATGTCGGACATCCCGCCCTTCGCCTGCAGTTCTCTCGCCTGTGCGAGCTGACTGTCGATGTCGGCGACCTGCATTGTCGTGCTCATGCCGGAATGAGAGGATAGGAAGTTACCGATGGCGCTGGTGACATTCGGTGCGTCGCCACTCGCCACTGGTTTTAGCATATCGTCTATCTGCTTGCGGATTGCCGTCCTGATCTCGTTCCAGTATTGCTTTGTGACAGACCCGTCATCAGCCTTCGCCCACTCCAGTGTGGCGGCGACTAAGTCATGCTGCTTCTGCCGGAGCTGATACGATTGAGAAAGACTGCCATATCGTGTCAGCATTGTGTCAGATGACGCAGAGACTGCGCCACCGCCAGCGGCTGCAGGTACAGCGGATGACAGAGTAGATGCGGCATTGCGCGATGCGAGTTCCCTGGTTATCCGGGTCATCTCGTCATTGAGTGTTGTCCAAGACCGGTAGAGTTCCGATGCTGTCGGGTTGTTCGCGGCTCCGAGTGATGCCGGATCAATGACGTTACCACTAGCGTCCAGAAGTCCCGACTGGGCGATATCGACAAGCAGGCTGCTTCGCTCCCTGCTTCTCTGTATGTATCGTTCGGTCAAGGCCGAAGTGTCGAAGTCAGCAAGACTTCCGCCGTTCTGCAATGCCATGCTCAGTGATGTTGCCGCGTTGTGCTCGTCAATCCAACTCTGAATCCTCACAATAGAATCATAGATATGATCAAGATATGGCGAGATACCATTTACAAGAGCTCCTCCAAGCGATTCCCTGAGGTCCCCCATGGCTCCTGCAATGCGGTCAAGCTTGCCGACGTCCGTGTCTCCGACAGCCTTGGCCATGCCGCCATAGGTTTTTTCTACCTTGTCCAGGATGACCTGCTGTGCATCCCAGAGCTTACCCGATTTTTGAAGGGTCTTGATCTGTTCCTCTTCCGCGTCGGTGAACTGTATATTGGCCGAGCGCAACGCGCGCATGTTGTCCGCTGGATCCGCAAGCGCGCGTGCAAGCGATGATGCCGCGCTCTTCGCGTCGGTGCCCATCGCAGTCGCCAGGTCTAGGGATGCTTCCGTTGCCTGCTTGAGGCCGTCCTTCGACAAGCTCTTCGTCGCGATAAGGAGCTGCTGGACACCTACCAACGTGTCGTTGTCATAGGTGGTTACTTGCTTCAGGCTGTCTGCGAGCTCGAACACATCCTTGGTTGTGACGCCCATCTGTGTTCCCATCGTTTTGACTGCGGACTGCATGGTGATCGTCTGTTTTGCCCCAGCGGCATACTCTGATACAAGCGCCTTGCCTGCATTCACCATGGTGCTGATGGTAGATGAGACCGTATGATACGCAACACCAAGTGCAGCAATTGTCTGAATAGATCCACGTAGCCCTACATGTGCTTTGGCAATCTGGTCGACCTTGCTCGAGACGTCACGCAACGCGGCGACTGCCTGTGTCGTCGTCGCGGTAATCGGAATCTTGATGCCTCCAACAGACATAGCTCCTCCCTAGTCAGCCAAACAGAATATGAACCACGAACTTGTAGATGATGACGGATAGGCACCAGATGACGATGCCAAGCACCGGCTCGATGCCTAGTCCGATCAGTCCGACCAAGCCGCCGAACCCGCCAATGACGATGCCAAGCATCAGCTTGACGCCAAACTTTGTAGACCTGGATTCGTCCGGAAACAACGCCATTACAGCCAGTCCCTCTTCGGGTGATAGAGCCGGTCAAGAGGCTCCAAGACATCTACGATTTCCACAAGAATATTCGGGCAAGCCCCCCAGCCCGGATACGGTAGACCCATCTTTCTGTACCGGAGATAGAACCGGACAGCCGAATCCAGATACTCGTCGCGGAAGTAGGATGGAATGTCGTCCATCCTTACCGTAACCCCACATCGCAGGTCGACCGTCCTGTCCGCTCCACCGTAATGGCGCCCCCCCTTATACCTGTCATAACCCTCGCAGGCCAAGGCATAGAGCGCCGCTACTCGTTTTTTCCGTCGAGTCCCAGCGTGGCGGACTCGATCACCGCCTTTGCCACCCCGGTCACGATCGGCCAGGAACCAGGAAGAAGAACAATGTCAGCAGCCTTGCATGGAGTTCCCGTCTCGTCGGTGACTCCCTCCACGGTGGTAACGAACTCCTTGAACAGCTCGCAATCGCCGGGCTTGTTGGTGACGATCTTCTCGAAGTCCTGTGCGGTCGGCACACGATAGGTGATCAGAACCTCAGGATGCCCGTCTAGCGCAAAGATCTTGGTACGTGCGATGGAGACGGTCATGCCGAGACCTCCTTGCCGAGCTTGCCGGTACCCTGGAAGTTGATGCTCAGGGTGATCTTGTCGCCATGGGTCGCACCGAGCGCCACGCTGGTGACGATGATCTGTCCGCTGAGGGACAACGTCGCATTGGTAACGAAGACGCACTTGAGCGTCGTGCCGACTCCATCATCGATCAGCTGGTCGATGACCGACTTCTGCGCGGCATCCGCGTAGTCGAACGACCCACTGAAAGACCCGCTCCAGTTCCGGTTGGTCGGAATGTACTCCTGGTCCCTCTTACCAAGCTGGCTCGTTTCTCCAGTGTTCTGATTTCTCGTGAGGCTCCACGTGTCGATGTAACCGATCGTGTTCTCTCCAAGTTTGACGATGCCGTCTACTCCAGCCATTACTGCCATATTTCAATCCTCCATCTTCTCAAGCTTTGCCGTTACATTAGCCGACTCAACAATCGGCACCATCTTGCTTCCGCAGACAGGGCAGTTCCGCCTTGTCTCATCTCCTTCGACCCTCGGGGCCTTGGTCCCGCAACGCTCGCACTGCCACTCACGTACCAGTGTCTGCGCCGTACTCGTTCTCTGCATACACGTATCCTCCTCTGTCCACCATCGCCTCCAGATCGAGCGATATGAGATAGGTGCCACTCGAAAGGTCCTTGTCCATCGTCTGGTTGTTCACGTCGAGGACGGACCCTCCAAGGGAGTGGTCGCTGTCGACCACATCCTCAAGGATGTCCTCATACGCCTCGCCCCATCGCACCAGCGTCGCCGGATCATCGCACTTGATGGCGATGCCTACCGTTAGCCGGTAGGTGGAGAAGAAGGCGTCACCGCTCTCCCTCCCCTGAACGATCAGGATCAAAGATGGATAGACCGTGAGACCGTTCATCGGCTCGCAGTATCCATGGTGGCATTGATGGATTGCAGGTAGGCCGAGCGTTTCGTCCTTGCCGTTCCACTCCTCGCACCCGGCGGCAAGTTCCTTCATCAGGAAACTTCCGACCGCGTCGAGCAGCTTCGACGTGCGGCTCACAAGCTTTCTCATCTCATCTCCTCCATCGTCTTCCGGATCACCTGTTCCAGCGTCTCGGTGATGTTATGGCTGCCGAAGTATGCTTCGAATCCAGGCCGGACGAACTCGTGCTTCGTGCCGACATAGCGGGCAAGATAGTTCTGATTGCCTCGGATCTTGTAGCCAGGCGCAAGTAGGTATGCTTTATACCGCCTGCTCCATCGGACGCCGAAGTGAGCGATGGTCGTGCCGGTAATCCGGTTCATCGCCTTGCCGTGCAGGTACGTCGCGGCGATCCACTTCGCGGCGGCATCGCCTTCCTTGCCAAGCGCGCCGTTGACCCGGTACTGGAGATGGCTCGACACATACTGCTGCCACTCATCATAGCTTGCCTTGTCGATCCGCACGGTGAATCCGTCAGCCATCAGACAATCCTCCCGGTACGGTAGTAGTCCAACGTCTTCAGCACAGCGGACGGCACCATCGACTGCTCGATGCTCTCCGTCCCGCCGTCGACGTTGGTCCGCTGTGAGATGCCGATCTGGTTAGATCCTGTCATCTTCGCGATGTACTGAGCCGTCCACGCAATCGCTCGCCTGATGCCTGCTGGCAGAGTCTCCGCTGTCCACCCATACGAGTACTCGGCCTTCACCGCATCCCTCTCTTCAGGGATTGCAGGAGACCCGTACAACACCACGATGCCAGTCTCAGAGTCAAGGCGGTAGCTACCCGCGTCGAGCATGCTAGGCCACGTATGTCCTCCGTCATCAATCCAGACCTGCAACGTCAGTACAGGCGCCCGCCCGAGGGCGAGCAACCCGTTACGCACGTCTGCCGCGTCGAAGTACGCGGTCCTCTGGGCGCTCCAATCCACACCGACATCAAGGACGCGACGGCATTGGTCCTCTGCCGTGTCGATGCAGTCTTGCCAGACCGCATCGGCAGAAGCAGGAAGATTCATGTTGTACGTCTTGCGAAGATCGGCAGGGGTCAGCACACTCATCGGATCACCTCACATCATGCCATCTTGACGACGCAGAATGCCTCAGGCAGCGCGCAATTGCCGTCGAGCCTCTCGACCGCCTTGATACCGACCTGGTCGTTGGCTGCGTACAGCTCGTTCAGTACCTGCACGTCAAGACCCTGGCGGTCCGCGATGTGGTAGTAGCTGAAGTCGCCCGCCACAATCACGCTTGCGCCGGTAGCAATCTTCGGCATGAACTTGCTTTCCAGGACACGGTGTCCAAGCACCATCGTCAGCGGCTCGTTCTGTGGGAAGATGAAATGCCCGCCACCATCCTTCAGAAGCCGGATCGCGTTGGCGGTCGCGGGATTCATTACCAGAGTAGCGTTCGGTGCATAGGCCGAAAGCACGGCGTCTATCTGCGAGACGTCATCCCAAGTCAGCGCGGTAGCACTAGCAGCAGTGATCACCTGGGCCTTATTGGCCGTCAGAGCCAGCGTAGTCAGGATGCCGGTGATGTGATTGTTGCTGGACCCGGTGCCATTCAGAAACTCGTTCTCCTCGAAGGCCGCCATTGCCTTACCGATGGAGTCGACCAGATACTGCTGCACGTCGACAGCCGGATCGGTCAGTGACTCGCGGGAGGCCTTGACCAACGCCGCGATTTTGTATGCGGACAATGTCAACACGGACACGTCCGGAGTGCTGTCCCCAATCGCGGCACCCTCGCCAGTATAGGCGACCGTCACCCCGGTCGACTCAACCGCGATCTTGTAGTCTCCGCTTGCCTGATGTACGGTAGCGATGCCGCGGATCTGGGCGAGAGTGTTGCGCTTCGCGACAATCTGGCTTGCAATCTCCGCAGGAACGGTTCCTGCAAAAGACGTACCTACAGTCACCGCCTCGATGATGCGATTGACGAATTTCTTTGCCTCGCCCATCATCTGCTCCGGCTTCTTCTCCCCCTCGACAATCCCGGATGCACCGGCAGCGTTCTTCTTCTGCTCGTCATCGAGATTCCGCTTCTGCTCATCCATGGCCTGCTCGGTAGAGGCCATGCCCTCTTTCTTCTCTTCCATATGCTTCTCCTCAGAAGATTTTCCAGCCGTCGCCATAGCAGGCCCCTGGCTGTCAGTTTCCTTGTTCTCGTCTTGTCCCGCAGAACCCTGCGAAGCAGGCTTGTCGCCAGCCGGACTGGCGTAGGTACTGTTGGCCGGGTATTGCACGAAGTCGCAGTAACGTATCAGCTCGTAAGTGAGCGGGTTGACTACTCCATCAGCATCCTGCTCGCCGTATCCTACGGAGCTTACGCCGATTCCTACACCCATAGCGCGGAGCTTGTCCAACTTCATTGCGTAGTCCTCGTCAACGAAATAGAGGTCGATGACAAGCTGCCCGTTATCGATCCTCGGATTCTTCGCAACCGCGACATAATTCGCATACTCATAGTGATAGTCAGGATCATGCCCGTCGCATACGCCCGTGGCCTTGTTCTCCCTGCAGATCCGATCCGCAAGATCCTGCGTGTAGACACGCCCGTTGAGATTGATCTTACCGATGTTCCAGATCGGCGCGGTCCAGTGCGCGCTGTACTGCCCTGCCTCTTCTTCGGTCAGCTTTACCGGCTTGAAGTCGGACGCATCCAGCATCAGCGTATCCACCATCAATGTCTTCTTGCTCATATCCTCTCCTCGTTGTTATTTGCCTGGAGCCACCACACATCTGCATCCCGTGTGCCACGGCGGATGCGCCAGGTCGCGATGGATGTGCATGACATTCCCCTGCGGATCTGTCAGGTCTGTCCCCTTCGCGATGACGTTGCCGTCAACGCTTGTCACCTTGCCGTCGAGCTGTCCGCAGAACTCGCATGCGTCCGGGCTTGCGACCACGTGCATGTACTGCACGCCGAGTTGCTGGTATAGGAACACATCGAACGCCTGGCCTGCCCTGTGTGTCTCGTCTCCCGATTCTTGAGCCGGGACGTCCTGCGTCCAGTGCTCGTCAAGCTCGTCGATATCGTCCTCGATGTCGTCCTGCGATGCTCCAGCGAGCTTCGTCGAGACTTGCCTGACACGAGTGCTCACACAACGACTTGCCGCATCCATACCACACTTGGCGGCAAACGCCTCCATGCTGTCTGCGCTGACTTGCGCGTCAGTGCCGACCTGCTTCTGCACGATTGGATAGAGACGCGCCATGATCTCCTTGTAGACTTCGGCATATGAAGAGCCCCACTCGGCAGCCTTGCCTTCCGCCCAATTCTGGAAGCCGGTGGCAATGGCGTCAGCGGTCTCTTCCTTGTGCTCGCGTAGCCAGTCGATCGCCTCCTTCATGTCCTTGCGGATGATGGTCTCGACCTTGCTGCGCGAACTCTTGGTTATGGTCGTCACGTCCCGGTAGAACGCCCTGTCCTTAAGTACCTTGTCGGTGATCTTCTTGTTGTCACCATGCGAAGCCGCGTTTAAGTCCCAGCCGTTGTTGGTCGTCTGCCCGACCTTGTCGATGGTCGTGTAGTTCATCGGGAAGAAGTGCTGGTCACCGCCTTCAACTGGATTCAAGTCCTCAAGCTCCCTGACCTCGTTGATGCTCATCCAGCCATCCGCAATCGCGTTGTGATAGTATGCGGCACGGGTCGCGTGATCGCCTCTCAAGAGACCTCTGAAGTTGTAGCGGAACCTGTCTCCTGGCTGTTCGACGATCTTGAGCAGGGCAGTCTCCCAGCTGATGAAGCGAGGTTGTAGCGCATACGTCACGAGATACAGGCCCTGCTGCTCCGAGTTGCCGACAGTCGAGTTGGAGGTGTCTCCGATCCAGGAAGCAGGAACGCCGAAACGCCTTGCCACTTCTTTCACGCTCCAGGACTGGGCGTCAATGAGATTCTTGGTGTCGCCTTCGCTGAAGCGGAACGCCTCATACTTCATCGAGTCCTCGATGACCATCGTCTTGAAGGCGTTGGCGCTTCCGCTGTAACCGGCTTGAATGGCCCGGCTGATCTCTTCCTTGACTTCCTTCTTCGTCCCCTTTGGCACGGTCACCACGCCCCCGAGGCTGGTGCCCTTGTCAAAGAAGCTCTTCTGCAGCTGCTTGTTGGCCGACGCGATCTCAACGTCCTTGTCCGCGTAATAGAGAGGAGCGAGGTATTCGCGGTATCCGATCGGCGTGTGGCTGACCTTCAGGATGTCCCGCTCGCCCAGGAGCTGGCCGGTCGGGCCGTAGCAGTAACCGAGAGTTCCGTCAGCCAGGACAACACGTGAGATGTTGCGGGGTGATACCGGATAGAGCGCCACGATCCTTCCCTGGATGTCCCGCTCGATGATGGCGTATGCGACGCCGAAAAGTTCGAAGTTAAACCCCATCGCCCAGCGGAACTCGTAGGAGGTCATGTAGTAGTTCGGATGGTCCATCAAGACCGCGATGCGCGAGTCATAGATCTCCTTCCAGCCGAAGCCCGTAGGGCGATAGAGATGTAAAGGCATCGTCGCATAGGTCATGCAGAGTTGTCTGACGCAATCCCAGAAGGCGCTGTTTTCCAACGCTTTGTAGTCACGCTGGGTAGCAAGCAACCCCAGTGATGACCCACTTCCGACGGTCACCCCGGTTGTGGAGTCGGAGACATTCTTACGCCTATGAAATAATCCCATCTCGGAATACCTCTAAGGCCATATATAGCACATACAAGCAATCATTGCTCGCAGACTCCGTAACTTTTCAAAGGATTGGAAAGAACAGATAAAAAACAGAGAAAAG